GCATACTGCCGCACTGTAAAGCTGTTCATGTTTAACCTTTCCAAGCCAGCCAAGCCAGCCCAATGTTAGAGACAGAGTAACCGAACCAGACAATGAACATAGCCCAGTTACCCCGCATTGCTTCCATTACGCCGACACTGGCGTAAATGACCATGACTAACAGTATCAGCCACCAAGCCATTACAGTAGCACCACAAGAATGACGATGATAAGAGTCAGAGTGTTCATGCTGCCACCAGATTGTAACGGTCAACCATGCACTCTAGCGTCTTACACTTTGCTTCAAGGTAAGCAATTTGCATCTTCAAAGTCTCATTCTCTTTCTCGAAGAAGTCAGCGTCTTCGTTCGCACCTTTTAATTCACGCTGTGCCTCGATCAACTGATCTTGCAGTTCGCCGTAAGCATCAATGTGAACAAAGTCTTCCTGATTGTAGTAACTCATTTTTATCTCCTGATTAAAAAACCAATGAAGGAAACAGCACCCAATAGAAAAGTCATCATAGTGTTTCAATAACCTCTGTCATGCGACCGGTCACTTTGTCGTACATCACTGCTCCAGCAGGGCCAGTCTCGCCGCTGTAGCGGTTTTTGATAACACGCAAGCGTGTCGTATTACGTTCAATCGGATCATCTGATTGTGCATGACGCTCTAATCCTAGCACCATGTCTGCCAACTGTCCAATACTTCCTGAACCCCTCAACTGAGCCAAGGAAGTAGCAGCCCCTTCCTCATGGCCTTTGTTGCCATCTGGCCTGCGGAGATGAGACACCGCAAACAGAGTTATGCCTGTTTCCTGCACGAGCATTCTCAATTTAGTCATGATCTCGTCAATAGCCTTGCGTTCATCACCATGCGACTGGTCAGAGATGACGATAGATATGTGATCCAAAAACACATACTTACAGTCCAAACCCTTCGCCATGTAGCGCACTCTTGACACAATGTTGTCAATTGAATTAGACCCAAAGCTGTCATAAAGATAAAGCCTGTCAGAGCCTAGCGTCATGTCATAGGCTTTTTGCTTCTCTACATCGGTGGCTTCTGTCTCTGCTAGGTGCAATGGCTTGTTGATCGCCAGCGACATGATAGACAAGCCTGTTTTCCTGACTGATTCCTCCAAGAACATTAGGCCAATGTTGTCAGAGGTACTGGTCAGAAGTGTCCAGACGCATTCACGCAAAAACTGTGATTTGCCAAGGCCACTACCAGCAGTTACCACCACCATTTCCTGTGACCGAATGCCCCCAGTCAAGTCATTCAAAGATGCAAACGGATAGAATGCCGATGCTTTTTCTAGCGGAGCCATCACCTGATCATAGAGTGATGATCCTGTGATGATGCCATCAGGAATGTACTGCTCTGATGCCCACCAAAGTCTTACAAAGTCAGCTGACTTGTTGACGCTAGAATAGTCGCAGGCATCTTTGAAACCTTCAGCATGTTTAAAAATCTTTACCTTTGAACCAAATATTTCAGCGACAGCACTAGCGGCCTTTTGTCCAGGTTCATCGGCATCAAAACACAGCACAATGCTGTCGAACCTGTCTAACCACTCATACGCCTTCTGGCAGTCTTTAGCCGCACCGCTAGCACCATTCTTGACTGAAACACAAGGATACTTTGAACCTAGCATTTGAAAGCCTGCTAATGCGTCTAGTTCACCCTCAAAGACTGTTACCGCCTTGCCACCAGCATTAAAGCGATCCATGCCGAATAGAGGCTGTTCTGACTTTGTGCGCCAGTAGAAGTCTTTATCCGCTACTTTCCTAACCTTGATGCCAGAGCCATAAGGGTAGAAGTGTTCGTCATCGGCTTGAGTCACATTGTAGAATTTACAGGTTTCCTTGACAATGCCACGATCAGGAAGGCTACGAAACTCTCCCAAAGGGGTCACGGAGGCCTCTAAAACGCTCTCAGTGCCTTTGCTAGGAATTTTTGCTTTCGTGGTATCAACCGGATCGTCAGCGTCCTGTATGGCTGTTTTATCGTAAACATTACACCGATAACAGTAGCCGTGGCCATCATCGTAGACACCATAGGCATCAGACGAGGGACAATGAGGACAGGCAACATGCTTTAAAAGTTTACTTTCTGTTTTCAGCATTGAAATACCTTTCTTCAGCGACAGCAGCGGACAGAGACGAAGCTGCTAGTTCTAAATATTTATCGTGATTAGGCATCGCTTTGTGGAGACGGTAGACGACATCATAAAAATCAATCTTTCCGCTAGCGATTAAATCCTGAAGATCATGTAGACAGAAGGTCATAGTTCTTTCGATTTGATTCTCTTCCATGTTTTTTTCCTTATCGCTATAAAGTTAATATTGTTAAGATATAGAATTATAGATAATAAAGTTTAAATGCTAATAGCGCTATAAATACTATAGTACTATATAATATTATTACATTAGCAAGAACTGTGCCAACTGTTTCCACTTCATCAGAGTGTTCAGAATTGATCACCTATCGCTCCATGGGATATCGTCTTCGATGTCATCAAATGGATCATTATAAAATTTAATGTCCAATTGATCGACAATCTGATCATCATCATCTTCAGTCATCAGTCTTGGGTTACCAAAGGCCAATACATCGTCTTTAATACCTGCAAAACACCTTTGGCATAGGGTTAGATACTCACCCGTTACCAATGACCGCCTAGACGATTCAAAGTCAGTTAAAATCTCATCACAGCTTTTACATTTCATGATTTCCAATCCTTTCGTATTGTTCAGCCTTTGCCAATAAATCATTAGCATAGTCTAGCAATTCTGCAACAGAGTCAAACACTATTTTACCGGTGTCACTCTCAAAAGAATAGTGATGCAAGTCTTCTAGAATCTCATCGTTAGTCATAAAACCCCCATAAAGGCCCCTAAAAGGCCGTTAGAACCGCTATAATAGTCTAGCCTATATCTACCTATACCAACACTCTACCATCGGCTTAAAAGGCCATTTAAGCGGTAGCAGTATCGACAAGCATACAAGCGCCTTTTCCAATGCCATGCCATAGATTGACCGCAGTCAGCGCAAATAGGATTCATTATCATCTCCACGTAGCCGGTCATATATAGACGAAACCGGCTTTCCCTTGTTTAGGTTATCTGCGAAGACCTGCGCAGTCTTAGGGTTTCCGAATAGGCCAACATCGTGACCGTTTTCGTCTACAACATCCCAATAAACCGAATGGAAGTACACTAGCTTTCTGATTGTGTAGGCCATGTTATCCGCCCATGACCAGTGCCAAAGCGATCGCAGCATAGAACCCTAGGCAGGCCACAATTAAGGCCAACCAGAACACTACACTGCCCTTGCATAGTTCAGAGTCGAACCAATCATCGAATGTTTGTTTGTTTTTCATTTTGTTTATTCCTTCACAATAGAGTTAGCAAAACAGAACACATAGCCATCCTTGATGCCGCCATAGCGCATGTCGGTCAAGTCCCAGTCTAGGCCATGCTTTTCGGCAAGCGCCTTGACTGCCTGAAAGTGGCTTAGTTCGTATGAGTGTGCATAAGGGTATGGAATAGTCACACTTTGACCATTAGAGGTAAATGCTTTGAGTCTAGCCCCACGGCTGTTAGTTGGGCAGATGTACTTGGTCTGAATTGCAATCATGTCATTCTCCAAAGTTAGGATACTGCGAAGGGTTACTGCACCGGCTAATGTTAGCCCATCAAAGCCCTGCATTGCAAGGCCCTGATGGATAGCACTAGACGCTTAAGGCTTCTTCAATCTCATCGGTCAGAACGGCGATGATTTCTTCAGGCGTGTAGTCTACAAACTTGCGGCGAATAGTGTCGCCATTGTCAGGAATGGCAGAGGCACTATAACCCCAATGATGCGCTTCTATCAGGATGTAGACATGCTGGCCTGTCTTACTGGTGAAGGTGTGTTCAATCTCTGGCCCTGTGGTAAAGAGCAGGTCTGAGATGTCTTGATGGTTTGTCATGATCTTGTCCTTTATTAGGATACAGCGTTGATGATGTACTACTATGACTACATATTACTGCTTTAGGTTTCGCTATGTCAACATCAAAACATTAGGGAAAACCCTTATCTTGACAAATCTGCTCAGGTATTCTGTTGTGTTGTAAAAATACAACACTATCCAACATTGGCTGAGTGTTGCATAAATACAACATTATATAATTGTTGTAAGTGTTATCCAGGTTGTTGCATAAATACAACATTGCACTATAGTGGTGCATTGTGGTATAGATACAACACTGGACAACATTGCACTATAGTGGTGCAACATCACCCCTCACTGCACTGTGGTATAAATACAACACTATACAATCACTGTAACTGTTGCGTAAATACAACACCAGGCAATGTAAGTCAGCACTAACTAACGATCCTGGCAATGTAAGCGCTTACCAACATAGGGGGGAGGGGTAGGTAGTGGTGATGATAATTTTGATGAACCAACATTGCCATACAAAAAAGAAAAAAT